TCATAAAGATAGAAGATTTCATATGGAAAATTATTGGGTTGATAGATTTCATCTTAACCCTTTGTTTACTCCAGATTATTATAGTATAACGGTATTACCTCCGTTATTAAAAGAACAAGCGGCTGAAAAAATTACAAAATACGGTAAACAATTAGAAAAAGAAACTGGTATTCCTTTTAGTGGCTGGCAAAATATTATAGATTTTATGTATCAAGAAGATAAAAGTCTTTTATGGAAAAAGTTTTTATGGAAATCTCAACAGTTAGATGACATCAGAGGAAATAGTGTGCTTGATATTAATCCGGAGTATAAAGTGTAATGAAAAATTCTTTAAAATATGTTGGCTTGCCTTTAGAACAGTATGAAAAGTATATACAATTTACTCCTGATGGAATAAAAGACATAAATGGACTACGTGCATTTGGAAAATTTCCACGTCAACGCTTTGATCAGTTGTTAGAAGATAGTGGAAAAGACTATTTTGAAATTGATACTGCTAATAAACAAGAAGAAGATTATATAACTGACAATGATTGGAAATATCATATAAACAAATACAATTTTAGAGACCCGTTTGAGTTTGATGATCGTCCTGCTATTGGATTTTTTGGATGTAGTTTTACATTTGCTGAAGGTGTAGAATCTCAAAGTGCATTTCCTAGTCTAGTTTCAAAGCATTTTAATTATAGAAGTTTTAACTTTGGCTCTGGCGGCGCATCAGTGCATAAAATAGCAAGAACATTTAGTGCAGTTCCAAGGTTTATTGATCTTGATTATGCAGTTATAACTTTACCTCATTGGCATCGACAATTATATACAGATGAAGAAACTGGAGATATTGTAAATCTAATACCAGGATATCCTTATTATAAATTTGAAAAACAAACTAAAAAATTAACAACACTCGACGACACTTATTATCTAACATTAACATCATCTTTTATATCTTGGATGAATGATGTTGCTGAAAGACATAATATTAAGGTCTATTTTTCTTCGTGGGACAATACTATTAATGATCTATGTAAGGTAATGATTCCCGAAAAAACAATTAAGACATTTCCAAATGTTGATCGAACTACTGCTAGAGATAAAATGCATCCAGGAATACAACCTCACCGTAAGTTTGCAAATTATATTATAAAGGCTATGAATCAATGATTCAGTTAGGTTTTCGAAATAATGACAATAAAATTGCATATGTTAGTATTAAGCCAAACGATACTATTCTAGCACAGTTATGGCTCCAACAATTAGATAGTCTTTTAGAAGACCACAATAATAAAGTTTTTCAAAAAAATTTTAGTTTATTAGGATTTCATAATAATTATAGAACTGTAAGTGATATATGTACAGACCTTGAAAAGGCAGTACATACAATTAACTATTACAAGCAGTATCGAATAGACGATGATTTTACAGATTTGCGTTATGGATATAATCAAGAATTATTAAATGTTCTTCATCACCATTTTGAAATAACACAAGGTCAGTTATGGAATCCTGGTAGTGTTCTTTCAACTGCAAATGGTCCTACACGTAATGCAATAAGTTATTTAAATCATTGCTGTCACGAATTAGAAGCCTGGTACGATACCGAACAAAATTATCCTGAATGGACTAATGGATATTTTTATTATAATTTACTAGGAGTAACAGAACGTTTTGAAATACCTCAAGCACTTAAAAAGAATTTCACCAAAGAAGTGACCGACGGAATGGTATATTTACATTATGCTCAAACTGGTAAAACCTGGCACGAAGCATATCTTGATAATGATACAGTTGTAAAACCGGATGGAATTTCAGAGCATCGTGTTATTAGTGGAGAGTTTAATTGCTATTTTGGAACAGGGTATGAACTTCCAACAGATGAAAATTTTACTACTTGGTTAAAAAGTAAAGGAGTAGACCCCGATAATGAACAACTTGGTTTAGGATACGGCGCAGTTGGTAAAATTGAAAATTTACCGCATACCGAAGCAGTAGATTTTTTTAAAGAGTACACAGATTTTTATAGCATTGAATTTAATAAAAAACGAATAGAATATGATTTTAGATATACAGATCCTGGATACACTAAAATGTTAGAGGATATGTGGAGTAAGTGGAATGGTTAACCCTAGTTTAAAAGACGTATGGCAAGATGCAGGAAATGATTTCTGGAAAGAAATGAGACCTGGAGAGAAGATAGGAATGATTAAATTAAATCAATCTGATTTAAGATTTTGGCCGCGTGTTTTAGACTATGAAAATTTTTTAATTAATTATTTTCAAACAGGATTTTTTAGATCAGTAGATGATATACAAAAAGTTTTAAAATTAAAAATGGACAATCCTGTTTATAATCAGTATCAAGAAGAAGTTGAAGGCTATGTAAAAGCAGTCTGGCTTGCAGGCGACTTTATAAAAGAAGGAGGATTAAGAAAACCATTAGGTGTTCATTGGAGTGAGTTAGAGAAAAAATGGTTTATACATCCTGGCGGAACACGACAGGCTATAATAAAATTATTTGGCCCAGAATATATTGAATGTATTGGATTTAATACAAACGGCAAAAAAGCATCTTTTTTTAAAGTTTTTAATTCTATTGAGGATATTGCAAAATATACAAATAGTACAAAAGTTTACATAGCGGCAACAAGGAATTGGAATACAAATATACCTCACATACATATGGATGGATTTACTATTAAACCAGCAATACTTGAAAAGGTAAGATATTTACATAAGTTTTTTAGAACTACAAAAATTCAAGCAAATTTTAATTTAAAAGATTGGGGTTATAACGAAGATAAGATTTTAAGAAAAGTAAAACGTAGAGTAACAGTTAATGTTGATAATTTAACAAATGATAATATAATGAAAGCATTATTGTTATTGCCTACATTTAATGGATTAGATCTAGATGGAGTTCACATTGAGCGTACCTGATTTAGAACGTGCAGTAGTAGAAGTATTTGGCGGCTGTAATTACAAGTGTCAAATGTGTCCGCAGACTACCGGAAGAGGTAAAGAATGGACACGCAAGATGCCTATGGATATGTTTATAGATATACTTGATCAGCTTCCTGGCACACCTGTAATAAATCTGGAAGGTTCGGGCGAGCCTACTATGGCCAAAGACTTGCCGCAGTATATTGAAGAATGTACTAAGCGAGGCTTTCCTAGTTTTATATACAGTAACGGAAGTTTCTTTAGTGGACATTTTATGCAGGACTGTATTGATGCTGGACTTAGTTTTGCTAGATTTAGTTGTATAGGCTATAACAAGGACAAGTACAAAGAATGGATGGCAGTAGATAATTTTGAGTTATTGAAAACAAATATAGTAAAAGCAAAAGAATATATTAACGAAACTAATAGCAAATGTGTAATAAGCAGTTATCATCTAATACTTGATAACAATCAAGTTGACTACGAAGTAGAACAATATAGAAATAATTTTATAGGCCCTACAGGTAGTATTGGTTATATATGGAAAATGCACAACTGGAGTGGAAACTATCAACCTTTATACCTTAGAGATCCTAGCAAACGTAGAACTTGCGGCCGTCCTTTTGCTCCGGAAATTACTATCCGTAGTGGAGGTAATGGAGGATTAAGAGGTGCAGTAACTCCGTGTTGTCAAACAATGGGACCGCCTAATGAAAGTCTAAGTGTTTTAGGACACGTACAAACTCAAACAATAGAAGAAATTTGGCACGGAGATGAATATAATAAACTTCGCAAAGCACACGAAATGAAAGATTTTGATAGCATTGAATACTGCAAGAATTGTGATTTCTTATATGACGATCCAGAAGTTTTGGTATGGTCAAACGATAAAACAGCAACCCCATACCATATGCTTGGTACTAACTTTAGTCTAAAAGATTACGGTTGACAAAACAAGGAATATTTTATATAATAGTATAATGTACGATATTGTCTTTATAAGTTATCACGAAAAAAATGCAGAAGAAAATTGGCAAAATTTAAAAGCACGATTTCCAAGAGCTAAACGTATTGATGGTGTTAAAGGTATACACCAAGCACACATTGCCGCGGCCAAAAAATGCTTTACAAAGATGTTCTGGGTTGTCGATGCAGATGCTATAATTTTAGAAGATTTTAATTTTGATCATAAAGTTGATGAGTATGATTTAGAAACAGTACACGTTTGGCGTTCAAAAAATCCTGTTAATAATTTAGTATACGGTTACGGCGGTGTAAAGTTATTACCTCGTAAACTTACATTAAATATGGATTTAAACAAGCCTGATATGACTACAAGCATTAGTCAATACTTTAAACCAATGCCTCAAATATCAAATATAACGGCATTTAATACTGACGAATTTAGTGCTTGGAAAAGTGCATTTAGAGAATGTGCTAAGTTAGCAAGTAAGACTATAGATAGACAAAATGAGGAAGAAACAAATGAAAGACTTAAAATCTGGACTACAACGGACAATGGAGAATTTGGTAGATATGCAGTGGCCGGTGCTAGGGCTGGTATGGAGTTTGGCATTTCTTTCAGCGATAATCTTCAGTTGATAAACGATTTTGGTTGGTTGTATGAACAATTTTCAAAACATTCCTTGGGATAATATTACTAGTTTAGGTCAGAAAACCCTCCTAAAGAGCCATCTTTTTACGGTTTCGTGGATCCTGGCTAGATTTTGTAATTATTCGTGCAGTTATTGCTGGCCATACGCTAGATCTAGTACCCCGGACCACCAAGATTTAGAAATTTACTTAAACGCCCTTGATAGTATAAAGGCACAGGCCCGTGCAAATAACTTCACTGATTTTCACTTCAGTTTTAGCGGAGGAGAACCTACTGCCTATAAATACTTTGGGGAGATCATAGATCATTACTGTAGTGATACAGCACCCGAGTATCAAAGTATACATATGACCACAAATCTTTCACCGGGAAGTATATGGTGGAATAGATGGTTAGATAGTACTAAAACTCTGCAACGCAGAAGTATAACAGCAAGTTATCACGCAGAGTTTGCAAAAGAACAGGAGTTTGGAGATAAGTGCCTCCAGTTAATGAATGATGATGTATTTGTTACGATCAATCAAGTTATGGTGCCAGAAATGTTTGACGAGCTTTACGAAAGGCTTGAACGATTTGCCGCCAGAGGTATTAACGTCACTGTCAAGCCCCAGTCCAATCCTACCGCCACAGCAGTGGTTGGAGGCTACACAAATGAACAAATCCACAAAATGCAAACAGGATTCCCTCAGAGAATCCCAGACAAATACAAAAAACTAATACCTCTTTATCAAGTAGAGTTAAAAGATAAAGATGGAGGAACTTATAACCTAGATCAAGCAGAACGCTTAAACGCATTTGGGTTTAATAAGTTTAAAGGCTGGACTTGTAACGCAGGTTATCAAGGAATAGTAATACGAGAAAATGAAGTAAAGCGTAGTTACAGTTGTCACGATGAAATACTTGGAACAATAACGGACGGGTTTAATATTTTCGATAAGCCTAAAAAATGTATTACACCTACTTGCGTTAGTTCTGCAGATTCTAAGTTACCGAAGGAAAGAAGCAATGTTAAAATTAATAAATGATGACTGGACATTAGGTTATGTAAAAGACGATCCAGTTCGTCCGCACTTGCCTATGCATTGGAGAACAATAAACGGTAGAGAAGTATATCTACTAGAGGATGACGAAGCAGGCGTAGGTAGAGCTGTTGTTTGCGTAGCATATACTAACGGTGTTGCAATTACAGAAGAAGAATTAAACAATACTGACAATCCTGATACAGCAATGTTTTATACTGTGTGGAGTTACGACAAAGGTGCTGGCAGAGAAATTATTTTTAGTACAGCAGAAGTAATACAACGTGAAAAGCCACATATCAAAAGATTTTGTACACTAAGCCCGCTAACTGAAATGGCAGAGAAGTTTCATTTGCGTAATGGTGCAAAGTTTTTACGCAAAGGCGAAACTTGTCAAAACTTTGAATATAAATTATGAAGATTGAACTAGAAGATATAATGTTCTGGATGGATGCAATTCGCAATAGCGAAGACAAATATCGTACACTTGAAAGTTTTTGGAAAGGGCAACTTCGTAGTAAGCAATGGTTAATTGAACGTTTAGAAGAACACGCATTGCCGAGTAAAAACAGAATAGTAATTCACGGAGGTTGGAATGGTGTATTAGCAAGTATGATGTTTAACAGCAATCTTAATATT